AGATACTGATCACCTGTGATTATACCATCGTTAAACAGCTTGCTTACCCATACTACTTTTTTCTCTTTATCTTCCTGCAAACAGTCAATATCAGAATAATCAGGCTTGATCCAAAAATTACCATAAGCCTTGACTATATTATTGAACCCTGCGCAAAACTGCGCAACGTCTGGAATGATACGCCCTGTATATATCGACTTAGACGCCTCGGGCATATTATTGTAAGTGCTGGCTGCGGTGTCATTAAAGAGCTGTGATGGTACCTGTAGAATATTACAGAAGATACGCCTTCCATGTTCGCTCATACTAATAACCTGTAGCTCACTAAGATTATCATAACCTATCTTCGTGTAATTCATCTTACCTAGGGTGAAGATAGGAACGGACATATTATTTACATCCTGATATTTTGTCTTGTATCGTTCCCTGAACTTGCTCTCCTGCTCTGCTGTTGTCTCTGAATTACCTTCAACCTCTTTGCTCAGGATTCCCGGTGGATGCCCATAAGAATACATCTTCGCCGTGACCTCATATCCTTTATTTTGCGAGTTGATGATATTAGCAGCTACCTTAACAGGCGACATACCCATAAAGTTTTTGCCTCCTTCATATTCGAGTGTGGGCGCAAATCTCTCATGCCAAACATCGCCCGAATCTATTTTGTATTGCTGATTAATATCAAGCGCATAGTATCCGATTGGTTTTCGCCAGCCGGAAGAGAATATATTAACATTCTGTGAAGGCATTATTATCATACCATCATTCGTTAGTTTTCCACTATTGCCTCCTCCTGTGAATCGTGGAGCATAAGTAATGGCGTTGCCTGTGATGTAATAACTAACGGCCCAGTGGCGGCAAAACTCATAAAAATTCTGATAGTAATTAGTGTTCTCCATCAGAGCATCTATCTCTGCATTGTCAATCTCTATATCCTTACCCCCCTTCGTCTGCATCAGTTTGACATTTGACATTACCTGCGCAAACATCCCGGATAGCCGGATGACAATAGAAAAAATATCAGGATTGCCTTCATATCCTTCTCTAATGTAATCCTTCATTTTAGAATCCCGGGACAATGGCATGCCTGTTGATAGCATCTCATATAAGGCTCTATATAGCTCGTTCTGTTGAGTCACGCGTATATCCGCCTCGGCAAGCATAGCCTTTTGCTGGTCGATAACTGTTTTATATTTTTTATTAAACATATATTATTTTTATTTATGCCCAAACATTTGTCTCAATTCGTGTTAATTCGTAAAACATTCTCATTATAAACACATCTAGCCAATCCGGTGACCGCCCTATATTCTCTTTGATCTTTTCTTTTGGTAATATTCTTAACTTCCCATCTTTATCAGCTTCATACGTTCTAAGCATTGAAAATTCCTGATTGATTTTTTCTATTTCTGTTTCGGGTAAATCACAATTAATCCAAATGTCTTTTGCTTTTTCAGCTAACTTGTAACCACACTCAGTTTTTAAGTTTTGATAAGTGGGATTAACCGCCTTGCTATTATTTACAAATCCGGTACATCTTAACATATCAACTACACCGCCACCTACACCATCCTCATCACATATTATATTAGACAACTGAACCCCATATCTATTCCTTAATACATTTATCGCATCCCTTATTTTTGTTGTGGATGACATATCGAAGGCGACATAATCAATTAATATAAAACCATCCCATACGGTTATAATTGCTCTGTCTGATCCATACCGTGCTATGTCTGCCACTATCACCTTCTTACCTGGCTTAACATAAGTATTCGTAAACATATTATCAATAGATTCAAAGGCTATCATTATAGTTGGGTCGTCTTCATATTCCCAGTTACCAAACATAAGCCGTTCTTTTGTTGACTTATCCTTTATGCCTGCCAACTGCTTGCCGTATTCTTTAGCTGTATATGGATTGTCATTATAAAGACTCTGGATGAATTTAGTCTCACTTGGAAGCGTTCCGTTCTTATCAGGTAGGTAGAAATTGGTATAGGTCCAATTCTTTTTAGGGTTCCCGGTTAATGCCATTGTAGCCTTAATCCCTAATTCATCATTTAAATGTCGATTGATTCTGGTCTTTAGAACATCATAAGCCAGAAAATGTATCTCTCCTGTCTCTTCAATAGCGCCGTCTGAGTATTCAGTTGATCCAAACCGTTCAAACAATGGATCGGAAGGTAAGTATTTTACATCAAGTAAATCAATCCTGGACCCGTTCTTAAACTCTATGTAATTGTATTGACCATTTAAAGCCCAATCATCACGAGGTATGTTGTGCCATTTACAAACCTTACACCAGGTAATATAAGTTGAGGCCATTAGCCTTTTCAGTTCTTCTCTTGCTATAAATGATTTGTAACCTGGATAGCGATAGCAGTTAACTAATCGAGTTTCACATAACCACCAGCTTTTACCACCTCCGGCGCCACCTCCAAGAAATACTATTGGATATTCTTTGAGTGCCCCCCATGCTTCATGCTGTTTAAGTGTTGGAGTCAGTCTTATCTTCATTTGGAATTACATATTCAATACCTATTACCGGAGATCCTGAATGTTCTACTTCTTGTTTATCCCTCCACCCATGTTCATTTATCAAAACAAACTTAGTAATTGAAGCATTTAACTTGTCTGCTGTACCGTATTTTTTAAGTTTTATTTCCTGTATTTTTTTAGCTTTTTCAAGTAGTTGGAAAAACGACGTAAACTTTCCACATAAATAAGAAATCAATTTAGGGTATAAATCTCGCTCCATCACTAAATATTCTTCCCAAAACATATTAACTGTATTTTCTTTTTGCCACTTGATAAGATCTTCACCTAACTGCAATGCTTTTGCTTCAGTCCATTTTTCATCTGGCTGATATTCAGAACTAAACTGTTTTCCGTCTTTTGGCTTTATGTTTCCTTTCCCTCCTGGCATTACTTTTCAAATGAAATTATTTTATCAAAATACCCTTTATAAAATTCGTATATCTCCTTACTTATTGTTAAGCATCCGTTTTCAGTTCTCGGATTGGTATTTATATTTGCACTTGTTTCAATCCCGAATGCAAATTTATTACCATACCCGGCATATATCTTTGAATGATTTTTAAATACTGCTATTCTACCACATTTGTATTTGTCATATATCTGATTCAATTTCTGCCATTCCATCGTGTAGCTTCGTGGGAATATTTCACCTACATAAGTATCAAGTTTCTTTATTTTCCCAGACTCCAGCCATTCTTCTATTTGCATAACATCATCCCCAGCCATGCACCATGTCGATAATAAACAATAATTCAAATCCTGCTGTCTTAATACGCATTTCAAATAACTTAATGAATCCACGTCCCCGGCTGTTATGCAGTGATAAGACTCTCCCTCTTTAAAATTAAACCCTAATACATCTAATAATTGAGTTTCAGAATATGCCTTCCTGTAAATATTTCTGTCTGACCTTACTAAGCATTCAGTATTCCGCCTATGTGTTTTTTTGACATTAGATTCTTTTTGCTCTTCCTCTCCAAACTTTATATTTAGAAATTCGTTATCTGCCATGTCTTAAAACTTTATCCCTACATTAATTTAATTATCATAATGCAATTTAAACAATGTTTAATTAACAAACAAATTTATTTCGGACAGTCCCTATTTGCCCCTCCGTCTTTATCACCACGTACTTCTTTTGCTGTTATGCCTGGCCCTGTTATTTGAATACGGCCTTCGCCAAACCATTCAGAATCTTTTGTTTCTCCTTTTACGGCTTTTGGAGTTAAACAGTACTGGGTGCATCCATACAAGTAGGCACATCTACCTATAATAATCCCTTCGAATCCAGTAATTTTGTCTTTTCCTTTTTTACCTAAATTTTTCATTATTTTACTATTTTAGTGAATGTTAAATTTATTTCTTCAGTTCTTTCACATCGGCCTGTATGTCACCGAATGTTTTCAGCACTCCAATAGCTGTCTCGAATTTAGCTATCCGGTTGTTATAATGTTCTATAAACCTACTGACAACAATAAGATTTTTATCTTCTTTGCGTAGACTTTCTTTTATATCCAGATATTTATCACGTCTTGCAGCTAATTTCCTGACCTTTTTCTCGTTCCATCTAATTACTTCTTCCATGATTATTTATTTGGTTACTTTCTTAGCTTTCCTAACCTCATAAGAAACATAGGCTCTTGTTGTCTTGTTCTCATACTCTGTTTGCGTTTTCTTAGCTTCTTCTAATATTAGGTTTGTCGCTACATTACCCTCAAAGTGATCATCAAAATACTTTGCAACATTATACAA